CCAAAACTGAATCTATTCGACCACTATAATTATTAAGTTGTTCGACAGTAGCAGCAAATGTAGTAACTGCAAACATTAGAATTAAAATTAACGTTTTCATATGAACCTGTTATTATTTAGTTATTTTTTATGTTTTTTATTATAATTGTATTGCGCATGCAATACTTCATATACATTTGCTGGTATTGTATCAGCAATATCTAATATATTACATTCAATCCCAAGTTTAAATTTATCTTGGGGTATAACTCTATTAATATTTTTGGGTATTGAAATGAAATAGTGATCTTCTGTAATAGATTCCATCCAAATCAACATCTCACCCACATACGTACCACGTGTTACCGCATACGCCTTGTATTTTTCTGGACCCATAACATTATTCCATTTCACCCATCAAACCTTCTTGGGTTTTAATCATGTTAATAGTGAAAAACTTTTGCAAAAGGGTTTGCAATGCGTCTTTTTCCATATAATTGTTTGATTTGGTAATAGCTACAGGTGTACCTTCATCGTTAAACCCGATAACCATAAAGCAATTCAAAAATTCACTTATTGTATTAACTAATGCAGTATTAACGTCTTGAACATTACGAAGTGCTGCTACATGTTGTGTTCGTTGTTCAATTAATTCGTTAATTAAATGTTTGACATTCAAAATATCTTGTTCTTGAATACCATTATTGTTTTCAGGCTGTTTTGCAGTTTTTTTTGGTGATGATTTTCTTACTTTTTTTGGCTTTTCATCACTCATATAACTATTTAGTTTTGAAAAATGGGTTTGTTTCATCATGTTGTGCAACTCCATTGCTTAATAGGTGTTCTACAATAATTTCAATTGAATGGGTTTTAATAAAAAAGTTTTTAACAAATCTATTACCACCATCATCGAATTCAAACATAACTTCATTCAAATTATTTTTGTTTTGATAACAAGTTATATAAATTGACAGATTGCCTGGATCAACTAATACGGTCCACTTACGTGAATCAAGTAAACTATACTTTTGAAATATCCTCAATGTAATTATACCATTGTCTTTTAATCTTTTGATAAAATAACCTGGGGTTTTGAGTTTATTGGTGTCTTGAAATGTTAGTTGCTGTTCCATGTTATTGTGTAAGTGATGATAAGATATATCGTAATTTAAGGTCGTCTTGAGTAATATCAAATATTAAAACCCCAAACTTGTTATTTACAGATACTTTTACATTATCAGCATTGATCAATTTAAAATTATCAAAACTAACAGGTAGAATTTTAAGTTCATCACCTTGACAATTTTTACCAACTGTCAATTGAAACGAATCTGTATTATGTCTAGCTTTATCAGTTAATTCGCATTTTACAACTCCATCTTCCTGATAAAAATATATCTTATTCGTTTCGGTTGTAAATGTAGATGCTTTGTTGATCTTTGCAAAATCTTCTTTTGTTAATTCAAAAGAAAATGATGTTTCAAACCCATTAATCTTTTCAGGTTTAATAGGAGGTGGTACAAGAAAGTCATCTTCAAACAGATGATATTTAAATTTAATTTCTGGAGACTTATACTCTAGATAATTAGGACCGACATTCAGATTGAAATTATCTGATTCAATACAATCAATTACTCGATTAAGTTTCTTTAAATCGGGTATATTTAAAGATCTTTCGAATTCATTCGAATGGTTTAGAATACTGTAGAGAATCAGAGTGTTGTCCGCTGATGTTACTATCGTCGACACTTGATTTTTCTCCACCTTCATTATGCATTGGTCGTTTATCTTCGATATGGAGTTTAGAAATTTTTCTATTTGATTTTTTTTGAACTTTAATGTCATATGTGGTGAATATTTCAACTAACTTAGTAAGGTTTGATTCTATACCTTTTAATGTGGTTACCAATTCGTTTGAATCAACTAATTTTAATGATTCATTTTGACTTGGATTTATAATGTGGGGTAATGTAACCACGTTTGATTCTAGCGGTGGTGGTGTCATTACTTGCACTTGTGGAGGGGGGAGTTGAGGACCTCTCAACTCCTTCTCAAACATATGCTTTACAACATTACTTGTTGGTTGTAGGTTTGTTGATGTACCTACTAGATTTTGGTCTAGTTTTTTTGTTTCACCATAAATAGTACCCAACAAACCAAGCAACGCATTACGTTGTTCAACATCGTGATTCATATTTTATAGTTCGTTTAAAATACTATCAATATCGTCATTACTAGATGATGCAAAAGCGCTTTCAACTCTCTTTGTATTTTTAGAGCTCAACTCTGCAATTGCTTCATCAGCAGCAGGTAAGGATGTAGTAACTTTAGGTTGTTCGTCACCACTCTTGCAGTAATAATGCTCATCAAGCATTTGCTTAAGTTCATCTGCAGACTTAAGTCTAAAAACGTTTTCAAGATCAAAAACATTTTCATAAATTTCTTTCTGCCTATCACCCGAAATACCCAAGTCACGACCAACTGTAGTAAATCTACTAGAAGTATAAACTGGATAATCACCTTGCTTTTCTACCTTGATCTTAAAGCTGATACCTTCTTTACCGAGATCGAAAATACGAGGTCCATATTCTTCAGAATCTTCACCACTAATTGCACTATTGATAATAGTATTCAGCTGTTTACCGTAACGATGGATTTTATTTTTACCATTATTATCAGGGTTAGTCGGATCATCAACAACGTAAATATTTACCAACCATTGTTCGGAACGACGAATAATTTTCATACGTTCCTTTTCTTCTTCTGTACCGGTTCTTAATACACGGTAGCGTTCTTCAGCAATTGGATCTCGCTCACTAAACGTTGTTGGTGAAATTGCACTTACATACTTACCAGTTGCAAGAGAATTCCAACCATGACTGTAATAATGGAAGAATGTTTTCTTTGGGTCTTTAACGTTAGGTAGCAAACGTACGGTGTATGTATGACCTGGCTTAAGTTGAAGAATATCTCCGAGCCCGTTATTTGATTTAGTTTCAGTAGTTAATGCTTGTTTAATGGATTCGAACATTGATAGATTGAATGTACTCATATTATAATATTATTATGGATTAGGTTTAGTTAAAATCAACAGTTTTGTTTGTATTATTTCAAGGGCTTGTTTGATGGTGTGTTTAAGTTTAGATGATGTAATGTATTTGTTTCTTGTTTTATAGTATATGTCATAAAAATCTTTGCAATAAAAGTCTAGTAGTTCGGGTTCAATTTTTTTAATTTGTTGTTCGATATTTAAGCCGTGTAAAATGTAAAAATTAATTTTGTGTTCTTTTAAATGTACGAGAAAAGTTGGTATTGATGTATTATTTAATTGTTTGTAATTAGTTATACAAATGTTATGCTCTACACAAAAGTTGTATATATTTTTTAATCCTACTTTACAATCATTAATACAAGCTTCGCTATCTGCATCTTGAGTTTCCTTTTGTCTCAAATATTGAGTATAAGCAATTATTGCTTTACGTGTATTATAAAAACTTAAATCGAAATATTCTTCCTTAGAATATACTTCATATGGTGCCCAGAAAAAATCATTCAATGAAATGTTTTTGTTGTTCTTAAAAAAGGCTCCAAGTTTTTTAAGAGCTATATAAATTTCGTCAGTTAACTTAGAAAAATCTTGACGTAATTTGAAAGGTTTGTTTTTAGACTTTTTGGACGCTACTAAAAATGCGTTGTATATGTTTTTTTCTTCTTGGGTTATATCATTTGTTGAGGGAATTGATATACTTTGTGACATATTTTGATTTTGTAATAGTGTTGTCGTAGTCGATAAACATTTTCACAATTTCATAATCTGAATCTGCATCTAATACCTGTTTTAATATAGCTTTATACTTTGGCTCTTTCAACACTAAAAGAAAAATATTTTGAAAAGATAACTTTTTACCGATTAATAATGTACAAAACGTACAAAATGAAAGAAGAATATGTTCTGTTTCATCTTCAATAATTTCACTTGATGGCATTAACGGTTTTATGTTTGTTATCATAATGGTGTGAAGTGTTTTGTTAAACCTAAGAATTCATTAGTAAATTTAAACACATTACCTGTATTTTTACCAAATACCTTTTTCATAATGTCCATATATTTGACCGTTGATGTTTCATTTTTATGAACTGTTACTTCTTTAGTTTGTATATTAACTACAAATATAATATCGCAATTAAATTTTTTGAAAATGATCTTTAAAAATTCAATAGGTGGTGTTGATGTATCAAAAAAACTAATAAAGTATGCGTTATTAGTTTTAAGTTTGAAAAATTGAGTGGATGTAAATTTTTCTTTTAAAAAATTTGCAAAATATTGATTCACCCATATATTTACAGCTATTGATGATAAATCAACTTGCAAACATCGATAGATTACTCAAAGATTGACTATCTAGTCCTATATTTTCAGTATCATCTGCTTGTGTAATAGTTAGAGTTGAATAGTCAATCTTCATTGCTGTGGTTGTACCTCGAGCTCCAAATCGGTTTTTCATCATACCCATCCGAATAATTTCAAGCTCACGATCTTCATCATTTTGAAAGATAGATACAATAACATCTGCTGTTGCAGCTAATCCAATTGATTCACTAATTGTATTAAGATCGGGGTTAGAAATATCAAATCCTGATCGATTTAACTGAGTTGCACTAATAACCGGACAATTAAAGATGTAAGACATAGCACGTACTTGTTCAGTTACATGTTTAACACGTTCATAGCTGTTGTTACCAATAGGTGAATGTAAAAGATTTAAATAATCTAATACGATAGTATCGATTTTTAGACCCTTATCCTCAATTTTTTTAATGAAAGCTTGAATCTGTCTAGGTGTAACCGTTGCAGGAGGAAACTCTTTAATGAGAATTTTACCCTTTGGTGCCTTTTTCTTTAGTTCAGTTATAG